TCCATCGTGTAGATGGCCGTCAGTTTGATCGTTCCGTCCGTCACGGCCGTTGCGCCGGGAACGGTCTTGATCTTGAACTGAATCGTGTTGTCGGCCGCGTAGAGGTACTGCGATCCTCCTGCCAGCGTCAGTCGGACGATCGCTCCCGCGCTGGACCGCCCCGCGGTTCCCGCCGTGATGAATCTCCCGGAGGAATCCGAATCCCCGAGGTCCCAGGTAACGTCGGCCTGGTCCGTGAGGGCGGGAACGTCCAGGATCAGATCCAGAAGGGTTGCGCCCTTCGGCATTTTGACGAGATGGACGATATCCTCGTCAAGAAACGCCGCGAGCATGGTGTAGGAGCCGGACACGGAGCAGAGTCCAATGCCGGCCCGAGGCTGGATGCCGCTTCCTGCCGCGCAATCAGCCGAATAGAAGGGAGTGGTCATTCTTCATCCCTCCCTTAGTGAGCGATCGCGTAAGTGTCCAACGCGATCACGCCGAAGTCTTTGGAGTTGAAAACGGACTTCTTGATGCCGAAGATCGACCCGGCCGCCACGCCGAGCTGATTCCCGTAGTCGAACAGCTCTTCCTTCCAGGAGTACCGCGCGACGGTTTCCCCGCCGCCGTTCCCGAAGGCGATCGCCGCTGCCTGGGCGCCGAGGAACAGGGCCCGGGCCGCGGGGAGGTTCGTGCCGGCGCCGTAGTCGTCGAACCGGACCACGTTCCGGTGGGAGTGCAGGACAACACCGCGATACTCGCCCAGGGCGCCGGTGAAGATCGCGGAGTTTTCTCCCGTCTTGCCGGCCGCGGCTTTCTGAATGTCCTGCCACTGGCCGGTGCTGGTGTTCGTGCGCATGTCCGTCACCTGGTAGGGGTGAAGGAGCATGATGTACTTCTTCTCGCCGCCGACCATGATCGGCTGAATCATGGGATCGACGGTTTCGGCCTTCTCCACCAGCCGATCGATCTCTGCCAGGGTGAAGATATCGGCCGCCGTGATCGTCGCCTTGGCCATCCCGTTCGCAAACTGCAAGTGCGCCGAGTCCGGGGCGTTCAAGGAGTTGCCGGCGAAAGACGTGAAACCCAGCGGGAGCGTGAGGGTGGAATCCACGCCCCGGGCGCCGGACAGGTAGACGAACAAGAGCTCGTCGAACCGCTCCCCCCACCAGGCCGCCAGAGCCTCGCGCGCGGTCGCGCGCATGTTGTACGGTACGCGCTGCTCCGACGCCTTCCCCTTCGACCGGACCGCGTGACGGAGCTGGTCGATCAGGAGGGCATCGTCGTAGTACGTCAGGCTTTCCTCGTTCCCCTCGAGGGTCGCATCGCCCGTGACGCCAGCCCCGCGGAGCTTCATGCGCAGCCCGTGGGTGATCTTGTCGCCGGCGTTCTTCTCGAGGTCGGTGAGCTTGGTGATGATGGAGCCGATGAACTTCGAAAAGTACATCTTCTTGACGGCTTCCGTCGCAAGCGACAGACTCCATCGTTTGACAGCGAGGGCGTGGTTTACGCCGAATTCCGTTTGTGCCATGGGTTCCTACTCCTTGGTTTTTTTATCCCCCGGACAGCCATGCTTGCTGTTGCTCGGGGGTAAGTTTTGCGAATTCCTCTTCGGTGTTCACGTTCAACTTCCCGTCCGGAGGCGATCCCGGCAGCTTTTCCAGGTTCACCCCACCGTCCACGATCTTGAATTTCGCCATGAGATCCTTCGTCACCGCGGCCGTGATCGTCGGGGTGAGCTCCGCGGTCAACTTCGTTCGAAGAGCCGTCTCGTTCGGCGCGCTCGTCAGCTTGGCCAGCACCTTGAAGAATTTCGGCGCTTCCTTGCCGCTCGAGCCGATCAGGTTCCGAATGGTTTCCTCGGATAAGCCTTCGCCCAGGAGCAATTCCTCCATCTGTGGGGCCAGCTCGAGGAAATTCGGAACGGCCGTGTTGATATCCCGTTCCATGTTGGTCCGTGCGATCTCCCCACGGAGATCCGTGATCTCCTGCATGAGAACGGTCATGGCGTTTTCAGGATCCTCGAGGATCAGCTCCGCGGGAGTCTTGCGGGGCTCCGTGTCCAGCTTGGCTTGCAGTTCCTCGAGCTTCCTGCTGAGTTCCTGCCGTGCGCGGCGCTCTTCGTGCAGCGCGGCCAGCGGTACGGTCCGATCGTCCTTCGTCGGCGCCGGCGGGGTCGGGGGGGCCGGTTCTTTCCCCGGAACGACTTCGGCCTCTTTTGCCGGCACAGGCGGGACAACAGGCGGGACCACGGGCGGGACGACCGGATCCGGGACCACAACCGGAGGAACAACCGGAGGGGTCGGATCAGGCTCACCCGTCAACTCTGCTTCTGTGAATTCCTTTTCTTCTGCTGCTTCGCCAGACATGAATCCCCCTTTTTACGCCTTGGGAGGCGATCCCGCTTTGTCGCCAGCGGGTAGCGGTTTTGGAGCAAGCAAAAACTGCGCGGCCTTTTCGACCGTTCCATCCTTGATTTCCGTAACGGCTCCCCAGGTTTTCCCGGCGAGGATCATTTCAAGGGCTTCCCTGGGACTCTTGGGCCCAGCGGCTTCCATCGCTTGTGGCTCCGCGGGAGGGGCCGCGGCCGGCGCCTGGGGAGGCTTCTCGCTCTTGATTTGGTCGGAAAGGACTTTCTGCTGCGTCAGCGCGTCCTGCTTGGCGACGGCTTCTGCCAGCTTCTTGACCACGGCATCCTTGTTCGGGATATCGGTCATCTCGAAGGCCACTTGCATCACGGGGAGGGCGATATCCGGGCTCATCTTCGAGGCGAAGTCCATGAGCGTCCGGCTCATCCATTGGCGGGTGGTTTCCTTCTCGGGATGGTCGGCGACGACGATATCGTACCGGCCCTGGGCGATCATGTTCTTGCCGGCCTGGTTGAACGTCACGAACTTGTCCGCGCCGGTCTGATCGTCGGTGATTCGGATGACCTTCTCGTACGTCCAATACTGCCGCATCATGGAAAGCATCAGCTCCCCCATGCGGCGTTTCGTCAGCCGGAGATTATCGAAGGGCTCCGTGTTGACCGTCGCTCCCTGTCGCTGGCGCGCTTCGATCGCCACGCCCGACCGCGCGTTCGTCTGCTGGCCCATCTGCTCTTCGACGGCGCCGGAAACCTCCTGTAGCTCCTGTTTCGCCTCGCGCATGATCTCGAAATGCTCCCGAGCAAGCGCAATGTCCTGCTGTAATTCGAATTTCTTGTTGGTCAGGGCGCCCATGTTGAATTCGATCCAACAATCCGGCCGGCTGATTTCCTTCTTCGCTCCCAGCGGGTCCTTGAATGCCCCCGTCTCGAAGAACACACGACGGGTTGTCAAAATATGAGTAAATTGACTCCGGTTTTTGTTGATCTCCTGCTGGGGATCCTTCATGTTTCGGACCATTCCGTACGGGCAGCCGTCCTCGTCCATGTAGCAAATGAACGGGATCAGCGGGAAATGATCGTGCTCGTAGATCGTCGGCTTTTCTTCCTCGAGGATCACGTCTCCCGAGAAAATGACGCACCACATCTTTTGAACGGGAACCTTGCTGATCCGGATGACATTCGAATTCGAAACAAGCAACGGGTCTGCTTGCAATTTCTCCGCGGAAATTTCCTCTACATGCCCGTCCTTGAACTTGAGGAAAATCCCGAGCTGCATTTTCTTGAAGTACATCTTCACCAATCGCACACGTTCGCGCGTGGTGTCGCAAAACTGGACCGGGCTTCCGGATTTATACTGATCGGGCAATTCCCGGCTGTGCTGGGCCGCTTCGCCCTTTTCTCCTCGGGCGTCCTCCATCATGGCCGTCAGAAGGTCTTTCTTGTCCGGCCAAGTCTGTTGCGCTATGTCGAGATCGACCCACCGATCTTCGAACATGTACCTGGCATCGTCGAACAGGACGCCGCGCGCGTACGGATCCCAGCCGATCTTGCGCCAGTCCTTGTAGGCGATCTCGATCTCTTCTTCCCGGGGATCGTCGTTCAGGCAAATCTCGATCCAGCCGATGCCGGCCTTCAACCCATCGAAGAAAACATCCGAAACCTTGTGGTCGGAGTTGTTCTGATCCTGGATATACTTGAATCCGGACGTGATCGCGTCTGCTGTGCCGCCGTCCAGGGCGCCGCGAGGCTTTGCGTCGATATCCGTACGGCTGCGGATCTCGATGCCCTTCTGTAAATCGATCGTCGGCTTGATCCGGTTGATGGAAAAATGTGGCCGGCCTTCGCCTTCAAGAGCATCAATGTCCTTCTGCTTCCATTGGCCCTTGCCGCCGTGATAGAACCGGGAATCCTCTACGGAATCGTCGCGCCAATCGCTCGATACCGCCCTCGCCTCGTTGTACCAGCGCTTGTACGTCGAAATCGCCGCTACCGGCGCGGCTGATTCGGCTTTCTGAGCTGTCGCGGCTGTCGGTGCTTCTTCGTAAGTGGCCATCAGACCCCCATCCAGCTACGACGCACGGGTTTGTCGGCGTATCGCTTCTTCTTCTCGGCTTCCGCTTCGTCCTCGGCCATCCCGAAAAACATGTCTTTCAGGAGGTCGTACAGGTAGGCGAGCATGTTGATCCCGTCGTCGTGCCACACCGGGAAATTGCGCATTTCCATCTTGAATCGCTCGATGAAATTCGCGGGACAGGCCGTGGAGTAGAAGATTTTGCCGTTGTTCAACGGCCAGGACAGCGCGCCCTCGATGAATTTCTTCTTGTTCCTGCCGGCCGGTCGAAGAAGGACGCCGTTTCCGCCCGGATCGAAGTTGACGTGCCGGCCACAGGCTTGCAGCGCTTTCGAAACATGAATGTGCGTCGAGGAAATACCGACCTTCTCCACGCCGACCTTCATCACCATGCCGGCTTTCAGGTACATCCGGACGATCTGCTCGATCGCCTCGCTCTCCGACAGCGGCGAGATGAAAAGATCCTCGATGAACACGCGGCTTTGACCGATATCGTCGGTGAACGGCTCTACACCGACCACGCCAAACGCCCAGGAATCCAACGTCGGTCCGGACCGCACCCGATTCGTCTCGAGATCGCCGGCCTGGTCGACCAACAGGAACCGATACAGGTTCTTCGGGACCATTCGGCGCTCGATCGGAAGGAGGAAATCCGGGTTGAGCTTCATATCGGCCAGCGGCGACGGGTCGAGAAGCTGCTGGCAGTTGAAGGTCCGCGTCAGCTTTAAATCGTCCCAGCGCTTTTGCGAAACGAACACCGGGACGCCCATCGCGGTCCCGTCGTCGCTACCGGGTTTGAACCGGTAGTGATACCGGCGCTCCCCTTCCGGGGTCTTGATCCCTCGGATGTAGGTCAGCGGGTCCGCATGGTGGTAGTAGGTCCCAATCACCCGATGGTGGCCACCTTCGGATCCAAGGTTCTGGCTCGAGTCGAATTT